GCAGATATAGACAAAGCTCTACCCAACGTAAAGCAAACAGTAAAACTACCTAGTCCTAAGGACGTAGAACTTCAACAACAGCAAGTGGCTCAAAAAGCACTTGAGCCTGTTGATATACAAAGCAATGAAGATGGTAGTGTGGATATTAGTTTTGATCCAAGAGCCGTGAACCCTGGAGAAGATAAAGGTCATTTTGCGAATCTAGCAGAACTGTTACCCGATGATGTTATCGATCCGTTAGGACACAAACTTTATCAAGACTATACCGATTATAAAAACTCAAGAAAAGATTGGGAGAGAGCGTATATTTCTGGACTTGATCTTTTAGGTTTTAAATACGAAGATAGATCAGAACCCTTTAAAGGAGCATCGGGCGCCTCGCATCCTGTCCTTGCAGAAGCCGTTACACAATTTCAATCTCTCGCGTACAAAGAATTACTACCCTCAAACGGTCCAGTCAGAGCACAAATTCTCGGCATGCCGACGCCACAAAAAGAACAACAGGCTAGTCGGGTTAAAGATTACATGAACTGGCAAATCATGGATCAGATGAAAGAGTATGAGCCTGAATTTGATCAGATGTTATTTAATCTACCGTTGGCAGGATCCACGTTCAAAAAAATCTACTATGATGATTTGATGCAGCGAGCGGTATCAAAATTCGTTCCTGCAGATGATCTCGTGGTGCCTTACACGGCAACCTCTTTAGATGATTGCGAGTCTATCATTCACATTATCCGAATGACAGAAAATGAATTAAGAAAAAAACAAGTGGGAGGATTCTATCGAGACATTGAAGTCAATCCTTCGTACATGCAGGAAACAGAAATTCAGAAAAAAGAGCGCGCTTTAGAAGGAGCCACGAAAGGTCGAGACGAGCGTATGTTCACGATCCTTGAATGCCATGTCGATGTGGATCTTGAAGGCTTTGAAGACCTCGATCCAACAAGTGGAGAACCCACAGGTATTAAATTACCTTACATTGTAGCGATTGAAGAAGGCACAAGAAAAGTTTTATCCATTAGAAGAAACTATGACGTCAAAGACGTGTTGAAAAAGAAAATCGATTATTTTGTTCATTTTAAATTTTTACCCGGCCTTGGCTTTTATGGCTTTGGCTTAATTCATATGATTGGTGGATTATCTAGAACTGCAACAGCAGCACTTAGACAATTGTTAGATGCAGGCACCCTATCGAATTTACCCGCTGGATTTAAAATGCGTGGAATTAAAATGAGAGACGAAGCACAAGCCATACAACCTGGAGAATTTAGAGATG